ATAATAATGCGGTAGTTCAACAACATTTAGATGCCAGTACTAGTGATAGTACTGATTAATTAAAACTGATAAGAACTGAAATGATTATATAATATTTTTAGAATTTATAAAATTATTATTTGTAAAATTATTTAAACAAAAAGAAATATTTTTTATTAAATGGAATTTGTTTTAGAAAATGTGAGCAAATTAGATTTTAGTCAGCCATTATCTTTAAGAACTATTAGATTAAGAACTAGAGTTGATGGAAAAATGATTAGTAAAAGATTAATGTTAGCAGCTTTACATAAATCTGACAAATATAGAAATGTAAAACCATTAGAAGTTGGTAGTGGTAAGCATAGATTGAATGTTTGGACTAGAGCTTAAAATATATAATATATATTTTTTATAAAAATTATTTTTTTAATTTTAATATATGAATGTTAAAATGATACTTAATTTGAATAAGCAAGATTATGAAATTCTTGCTTAATTTGAATAAGCAAGACCACCCATACCCGACATAACACGGAGAACATTGTAATTGACGGCATAGATAGTTAAAGGGTTGCCAGAACCACTTGTAATTAATTTAGCGTTGTCAATTCTGGAGAAATTGCAAGTACCAGATGGTTGGTGCTCTTCGGGTTTGAGGGCAAATGAATAGACATTAATTTTTTTGGCGAGATGTGATGTCTTAGCATTTCTTGAACCAACTAAAGTAATATCTAATTGATCATTATCAGCAGTAGCAATTGGTCCAGTTACAACTCTATCATATTCAATTACAATCTCACCATCTGGTATAGAATCATTTTCTGATACTGTTTGTCCGCCTGCAATTGGGCCAATACCAGCCCCAGTTGTAGCGTCACTATCACCTTTCCATAGTGCAACAACATGAGCTAATGTGGTAACAGCGGATTGAGTAGCAGCAGCAGGCGTAATCTTAACTAAATGTAAATCTCCTACTCTTAATGAATCATTTACTAATGAACCTGTTGCTGTACCATTTAGGGCAATAAATTTAGTTTCAGTTGTACCACCTGCGGCAATATTAGCACTTGTTGTGGCAGCTGTAACACCACTAGATCCGAATAGAACATCATTAAATTCTAATGCTGTAACAGTTGTACCAGAATGAAGACCTTCGCCAATATCTGCTAATAGACCTACACCTGCAGCGGTGGTTTTTGTAATTTGTTCATATCTATTAAATACGCCAGATTTTGCTGGTAAGTTTTGTGCTGGAACAGCTGTGTGGTGGTCTACTGGTTGGCGAAGTTGGAAGTATTCTTCTTCTTGAGCAGCAAAGCGGTCATGACCATTTAGTTGAAGTTTAGCAGTAACATATGAATTTGCAGCAGGAGAAGTCCATATAAGTTCTTTAACTGGATGATTAAAGTTGAGTTTGTGAGTAGTTCCAGAAGATGATTCTTCTCTTTGAAGTTGCTCAATAAGATATTCGTGAGATACTTGAGCAAAACGTCTACGTTCATCAGTATCAAGGTAAATATAGTCAGCCCATAGCTTACAAGCTGCAGCAGTACCAGATGCGGAACCTAAAGTAAGTTTGATTTTAACTTCATGATATTGAAGAGCAATTAGGGGAAGAGCAAGACCTGGATTACGATTGAACCAGAATTGAAGAGGAACTTGTACCATTCCAACACCATCGTTAGCATCTCCAGATGTTCCTACACATCCAGTCATTGCTTTAACTCCTAGTGCTTTGGATTCAGGAGTGGAAAGTTCAGACCATACCTGCATCCATTCTTTGTAGTGTCTATCAATTCTTTGACCACCAATTTCAACATCAACCTGTTTTACTAAATCAGCACCATCTGTAATACCAGCAGTTGATGAAGTAACATACATTTTTCCAACAAGGTCTCCATTACGAGAAACAGTTGCTGTACAATTTACATCACTACCAGTATCATTAGCAGTAGAAGTACCAGAAAGGGTTTGTTCTACGCATTCCATAGCGAAGTTGGTGTGTCTGCGGTAGACAACTTTGAAGAAAGTAATTTGTGGATTACCAGTAAGGTAAATATCTTGAGCACCATAGGCAACGAGTTGCATTAATCCTCCTCCCATTGTTTTATACTATATAATAAGAAAATTATTTATAATAAATTAAACTCGTTTATTATATTTCTATAATAATTAATAATTATCAGTCATTGTATTCCAGATAATTATTTTTAAAATAAATTTTTTTCAAATTTTAATTTTTTTATAGTAATTTTACAATTACTATAATCTAATTTGAATAAGCAAGACCACCCATACCCGACATAACACGAAGGACGTTGTAGTTGACGGCGTATACATTAACTGCTGCACCAGATGCACTGCTACATCTAAGTTGAGCGTTATCAATTCTGGAGAAATTGCAGGTACCAGATGGTTGATGTTCTTCGGGTTTGAGGGCAAACGAGTATACAGCGATTGAATCTCTTACCGCAACACCTCCATAACCAGTGTGATGTTGCCATACTTGAGTGCGAGTAAAGTATCTGTAATCACGCTCAGCCATGCGGTCATGACCATTAAGAACTAGTTTCCATTTATCACCAGTTGATAAAGAACCAGATTGAGCTTGACCATTAGTTACAGCACCTGTCCATACTAGTTCTTTAATAGGATGATTAAATGTTAAATCAAATGATGTTCCAGTAGAATGATTAGAATGTTGAACTTGTTCAATAAGATATTCATGAGATACTTGAGCAAAACGACGACGCTCATCAGTATCAAGATATATATAATCAGCCCATAATTTAAGAGTGCCTGTTGCATCATATACCGAAGAAGTAGTCAATTTAACTTTAACTTCATGATATTGAAGAGCAATTAAAGGAAGAGCAAGACCTGGATTACGATTGAACCAGAATTGAAGTGGTACAAAAATTAAATTAGCATACGCTGCAGCAGCACCAGATACACCACCTGCTGCTGCAAGTCTTTGTAATCTTGTAGCATTAGTATTAGCTTCAGCTGCACCGGCTTCCATAATATGAGCACTACCAGTAGGATTTGATTCAGTTAATTCGAACCAAACTTCCATCCAGTGTCCATAATGTTTGTCAATTTGTTGACCTCCAATTTCACAAACTACATTATCTATCATTTGTGTACCATAGTTATCATCGTTAGCGTCGGCATTAGCAACAATTTGATGTTCAAGATACATGCGTCCTACAAGGTCACCATTTCTGGAAACAGTAGCAGTTACTGTAGAAGAAGCACCTACAGTTCCGTTAAGGGTTTGTTCAACAGCTTCCATCGCGAAGTTGGTGTGTCTGCGGTAGACTACTTTGAAGAAAGTAATTTGTGGATTACCGGTAAGGTAAATGTCTTGAGCGCCATAGGCAACGAGTTGCATCAATCCTCCTCCCATATTTTTTTATAATATATATAAAGAAAATAATTTTCGCTAAATTAAACTTAAAATTAATTTTTACGCAAAATTTCTATAAAATTCTAATAAATTAAACTTAAAATTAATTTTTACGCAAAATTTCTATATAAAGACTTATTAATTATCAATTCTTATATATGATTAATGATAAATTAAAAGGTAAGTCTAGCAAAAAGACAAAAAGAAGATATAATTATCAAAAAACTAATAATACTCTAGATACTTGCCATGAAAAACAATTAGACGCATTTAATAAAAAATATAACAGTATCACTTCTCTAGAGAAAGAACTAAAGAAAGTTAGAAAAAATATAAAGAATGAAACAGATGAAAATGTTTTATTCGATTTAGAACAAAAAGAAAAAGAAATATTATCTAACATTTCTAAAATAAATTCTAAAGAAGATGAAATAGATTATCTGGTAAATACATCAGAAGTCTTATTTAACTATTATGATTCTGTAGAAAATAATGATGCCGATAATAATGTTAAGAATATTAATATTATTGACTTCTTTAATAATAATATTCAAAATATAAAATCGAATCAAGACCAAAATAGGTCTGATTTATTAGAAACTTATCTATCTTATACAGATAAAGATTATATTAATA